GAACAAACTCATCATATGGATGTTAACTGTGTTATTCAAGGTACTGATTATAATCCAAATTATGATAATCTTATATCTTCGAGTAATAATATTACCAAGTTTGCACCATTGCAATTTGAAGATGAAGATTATGAGATTTTAATTAAACAATCTTCTGATGTACAACAAGTAACAACGAATTTTGGTATTGCAGAAGAATCTAAACCCGTGGATATACCTAACGTTCGTCAAGATGATGTAGATTATAGTTCACCATCTGTAGATTTAGAGACCTTCTTATCTCGACCTGTACGCATAGCATCTTATATCTGGGCTGATAATGCAACATTTTCTCAAGCTTTTTCACCATGGTTATTATATTTTAATAATGCCGCTGTTAAAAAGAAATTAGATAATTTTGCATACATTCGTTGTAATTTACATGTTAAATTTATAGTGAATGCATCACCATTTTACTATGGTACAACACTTGCAGCTTATAGACCACTATCTAATTTAGCTACATCAGATTTTTATGAACCTAGTTTGGCTAGAGATTTAACTGGACTAGAACAAGGTTATCTTATGGCCATTTCGCAACGACCTCATGTATTATTAGATGCAGCAGGATGTGTTGGAGGTACTATGACTTTACCTTTTTTGTTTCCTAGAGATTGGTTACGAATTGGTGTAGCCAAAGATTTTGAAAGTATGGGTTATATTTCATTACGAAGTATGGCTATGATACTATTGAATGCTAACGGAATTTTAGGAACAGGTTGTGATATTAAAGTCTATGCTTGGGCTACTGATGTTAAATTAAGTGGTGCAACTGTAGCCTTGAGTATGCAATCTAAAGATGAATACGGTAAAGGTGTTGTATCTAAACCGGCATCGGCTGTTGCAAGATTTATGGGTAAGTACACTAATTATCCTATTATAGGTCCTTATGCCACAGCTACATCAATTGCAGCACAAGCAACAGCCAATATAGCATCACTATTTGGATATACTGATGTTCCAGTTGTTAGTGATGTACAACCCTTTCAAGCTAAATCAGCACCAAATTTTGCAGCAACTGATATAGGTATACCTCTAGAAAAATTAACTATTGATGCAAAAAATGAACTTACCATAGATCCCAAAAGTTTAGGTATTAAAATTGATGATGAATTATCTATACAACACTTGGCTACTAAACAAGCTTTTGTTTCTACTTTTTCTTGGGATGCTGCACAAACAGTTGACACATTGTTATTTAACATAGCTGTCTCTCCCATGCATAGAACTACAGGTAACAATGGTGGGACCACATATACAAATGGTACTCCTAGTTGGATGGTTTCACATATGTTTAATTATTGGAGAGGCGATATAATTTTCAGATTTAAAATTGTAGCTTCTATGTTTCATCGAGGTAGGTTACTGTTCTCTTGGGATCCATATGGTGCTATATCTTCAACTACAAATACAAGTAATACTGTATTTACACGTTTAGTAGATATAACTGAGGAAAAGGATATTGAAATTATTGTGCCTTATACCCAAAATTTACGTTATTTGAGTTGTACAAATTCTGCAAATAGATATGGTACTGGACCTTTAACAGCTACAGCAGGCGCTGAAAATGGTATATTAACTGTTAGAGTATTAAATGAGCAAACGTCATCTAATGCCGATGCGGATATTAACATTATATGTTTCGTTAAATGTCATGATAATATTGAATTTGCAGATCCAACATCTCAAAAATTATCATCTGATGGATTATCTATATATCTTAGACAATCACAAGATGTTGTTTTTGATACACAGGAGAAACATATGGCATTGGAGTGTTCTAAGGCACCATTATCTACTAATTTACTGCACATGGGTGAAAATGTAACATCATTACGTCAACTAATACGACGTGTAACATTGCATAGGAAAAAATTGTATTATACTCATGTTAATACGGCCATGAATAGTTATTCATCAACTTTTGCGCGTATGCCGCTTTATTATGGCTGGGATTCTAGAGGTATAGATTCTGCAACCAACTCAGTACCTGCAACTGCAAATTTCAATTTTGTTCTTAAAACACCATTAGATTGGATTGGAGCATGCTTTGTTGGTAATAGAGGTAGTGTGAATTGGTATATAAATTGTGATTATAATAATGCAAATTACAATACTCAATCTGTGGAGAGAAATGTTACTGAGTTGTTGAGAACTGAATATGCTAGAGCATCTTCAGTTGGACAAGTCAATCAAAGTTCTATGCCTAGAGCTGGAATGATACAATATCAAAATGGTCTATCAGGTCGTATGGTTGCTGATAGTCAACAACAAAAATGCTTAAATGTAGCTGTTCCATACTATAACAACTTACGTTTTTCTAGTAACAACCCAGCTTATCGTACTGAAGGTAGTTCTACTGACAATACACTGTTTGATTCATTAGATCATGTTATAACACGATATATTACAACTAGTTCTTCTTCTGATAATATTGATGTATCATATCATTGTTCTGCCGGTGTTGATTTCAGTTTTGTGTTTTTCTTAAATGTACCAACATATTCTGGTATAACATTACCAAATGCAGCATAATTTGACATCTTATATGATGTTTGACACCAATAGTGGGAGGTCGTGTCCCCACAATAAAATGTATAGATATTAAATTAGGTCTATATATACCTGGAATATGGTTAATCTACTAATACAAAACAAAAGGCGCAGTCTTTTGTCCTAAACTATTTTTAAATAAATAGCTACTTCTCCAAGGAAGTAACCCCGAT